AACAGGATTAGAACGGATGACTGCATACCTTCCCAGCTCCCCTGGTAAATATATTATTCAGTTTTCAATGCCCCTGCCCACATGGAGCAGGGGATTTGTACTATATTTTTTATAAATATCTTTTTACTACTTCAGTTAATCTATCTCTATACTGGTAAATATCATTGAGCGATTGTATATAAATACGATCAAATTTTTTGTTCTCATCTGGAATAAGAAGCTGCTTGTTTTTGGTATCAAGATTTAATCGGCAAATAGGTTTTCGGTTATTATTTGTATAGAGAATACCAAAATAACTTTCGGTATCGCGATATACAATATCTTCTACAGGAACGACACCTGCCAAAAGACCTCTTATAATATAAAAACCTTCAATCTCTTCTTCTGTAGTAACAATTTTTGAAACAGGAATCTCCTCTTCAACATTGACATTTTCTTCGGCATCTTCTTCAGAGTCTACAGAGAGGGCGGAAGAAATTTTACTATTTACAATTTCATTAACGAGAGCTGAAAAAGCGCGTTTTACCACAGGAGCAAATTTTTCTATCACGCGTTGATTTTTTTGTCCATCGTAGATATCTGTTAAGATAAAACGAACAAAATCATCTGAAGGAGATTCGAACTCTTTAAGAAGAACGCCCTTGATTAGACTACTATACTTCAATTCTTCAGCAGTGCTAAAAATTTTATCCTTATCAAAATTATCTTTGCAAAACTTTTTCAGTTCATTAATGGAAGAATCTTTTAATTGAAGCATGTTAATTTCTAAAAATGGCACTAAATCCATTTTATTAGACTCTTCTAAGTCGGTATAGAAACGATAAATGATACCATTTGTAAGTATTCCAAATTTTGCTGAAGAAGTACCAAAATATCTAAATAATTGTGATGAGTGTTTATCCAACTGCTCTGAACAGCTTTTGCATTCAATTAATATTGTTGGTTGACCATCTTCAAGTATAGCATAATCTACCTTTTCACCTTTTTTGATTCCGACGTCAGCTATGTATTCCGGACAAAATTCGGAAGGATTAAATACATCATATCCAAGAAGTTGGAAAAGCGGAACAACAAGAGACATTTTGGTAGATTCTTCTGTTGAAATAGTATCTTTCAACATGGTTACTCTTTCTGAAAATTGTTTTAATGATTCAATAAATTCCATAGTAAACCTCACTTTCTCTATTTGTAAAAATATTTATTAAAACGCGGGTGCGTATTAATTATAAATTGTCATTAGTAGTATATAAAGCATAAAAAATTATGGCTTTTTAAATTTCATAATTGCTTCATTATATCCGGCAATCAGTTCAACAGGTCACAAATCTTTCATCACAATCAATGCTGGAATAAAATAAATGACATAGTTATCAACAGTAGTGCAGACACCGTATTTATTTCTAAATGCATCCAGCGCATCATTCAGAAATTCTTCTGTTACGTTCAAATATTCAGCCATTTCATAAGTATTCTGGCAACCATGCTCATAAGCTGTTATGATTCCAATCAGTCCGATCATGTTATTGTAGGCATGCATCCGGGCACGAAACTCTTGTTTTCGACTGCCAACATCTGACGGATTAAGGATATTTCCAGCAGAAGTGAGATGGTGTCCAAGTTCTTCAGCGGCGACGCAAGCCTTTTCAACTGTAGTTTCGATATTTTTATTAATGGCAGCAGTGCCATCGCAGTATAAGCCTTTGATCGTGTCATTACGAAAAGAATGCTCTACAACATCCATTCCAGCTTTATGAGCCTGGTCTATTATATTTTCGTATGAATCCATGTTTACACCTCACATTCTGGAATTTTGATAAAAAAGGTGTTGTAATTATAGATAATATCTATTCAGATTTTGTCATTCTTACTGTAGTTGTAGTGCCCATCATAGATGCTTGATAAGAAAGTTCTTTGTCAGAATCAGAATAAGTAAAATCCTTGGTATCATCAGAGGATGCAAGGAGAGCACTTTCTGTTTGCTCTTTATCATTCGTAGAAGTCCATGTGTATTCATCTGAATATTCGGTTGGTGCAGTATAAGAGCCTATCCAGTAAATAGATTTTGTGTCACCATTATCAGAAACCCAATCAACAGAAATCGTATTGTCATTAATAGTCGCTTCCATCCAAGAACCATCATTGTCTTCTGATTTCCATGTTCCGGTTAAATCAACGGGATCCTTGATTTTTTCATTGTTTTCTTGAACTACTTCATTATTTGATGAAACAGAGGAACTGTTTGTGCTGGCGGAACCACAAGCAGCCATAGACAAAACCATTGATCCAATAATGAATGTTGTAAAAATTTTCTTTTTCATAATACTGTTCTCCTTAAAATTGCTTAGTTTATTGAAAAGTTATAAAAATGAATCTGAAACATTAAATTATTTTCTTTTATTCTTAACGAATGCTGCAAACTGGCGAATCTCATCCAGTTCGTCTTCTGTATATTCCGTACCATCGAAGTGCGCGGCGATGGTGGTAGGTTCATCATTGATATCGGCATATCCAAAAGTTCCTAAAACATCTGATACGCCATAAGCCTTGCACATAATTAACAGAGCATCTGGAGTCGGTTGACTGTTTCCGTTTTCCCAGCTATATATAGTCTTTTCTGAAGCTTTGAAACCCTTGGAAATCAATAAATCAGAAATTTCTTTAACAGATTTACCAGCCTCAGTTCTGCATTTTTTTAAAGTTTCGCCAATAGAACTATCCATCTCAAAACCTCCTTGATATTTAATATTTTGAATTTGTAATTTGAATATAGCACTCACATTTTAACGTGTCAATAAAAATTCTAAGAATATTAGAAAAAAGTATTGACATTCTAAGAAAACTAGAATATGATACAGACAAGTTCCAAGAATCTAAGAAAGAGGTGAGAAAAATGGACGGAGCTACAAAGCAGATTTCTGAGTATATCAGAAAAAAGGGCTTTAATTTATCAGAAATATCAAGAAAGACGGGTGTGCCATATATGGCGCTGTACGATAGTCTTTCAAATGATAAAAGAAACAGGGATTTGCGAGTAGATGAGTTCTTGGCATTGTGCAAGCATTTAGAAATAGATCCCATGGAGTTCTACCCAGCGGATAAGGTTGGATAAGACATTGGATTACCTGTTTGCAACAGAAGAAGAACACGGTGTAGAAGGGAGGTAGTGAGTGAATATTTACAGAACCATTTCAAATTTTGAAAAAAATAAAAGGAATGAAGCTAAGAAAGAGCAAAAGAAATTTAAAAGAAACGTTCGTATAGATCCAGATTCACTTATTGCAAAAGAAATTATGTATCAGACGGCATTGATACATGAAATCTTGTATGAAGTTAGAACGCTTAAAGAAAAAATGAAAGAAGACAGTAATCTGACAGAACATCAGGAGGAAGCAAAACCCCTCTGATTAAAATCAAAGGGGTATGCTATAAAAATTTGATTATTTGTTTTCAAAAGCGAAAGGTGAATAATCGAAAGCCTCTTTTAACCTGTTAAATTCTATGTCTGACCATTGATGACTGTGATTGGTTCTGTAATTGGTAAGTGCTTCTTTCATGTACACTTCAAAAAGTTGAAAAATTTCTTTTGCTTCGATACTTTCTAATTCGTTGATTCGAGAGTAATAAAGTGATTCGGCAGCAGCAAATTTTGAAGCAGCAACATTTAAATAAAATAGTGCAGTAGAGTTATCTACAGAATCATCAAAAATAAAATCATGAGAATGTTTAGCATAGATCATGGCTCTCCTTAATAGAACTTTAAAATCTTCTATTAGGGATAATTGGTCTTCAATATTCATTGGAATACCTCCTTTCTTTGAAACTTGGCTCTGGCAGGAGCCTGTACATAGATTATAGGAGAACAAAACGAAAAAAAGCAATTAAGACACTGGATTATTTATTTGCAACAGAGGAAGATCCAGCAGAGAAGAACACGGTGTAGAAGGGAGGGAGAAACTGGTGAAAGTAAAAATTGTAGAAGTGATTAGGACAGATAGTACAGAGGGGAGAGGAACACCAGAATGTCCAGTACACATTATGAGACGGTACTGGACTATGGATGGAGAATTGATTTCAGAAGAAGTTTACCGAGGTGATTGTGTAAAAACCAAACTTAAGAGTCCAATAGTTCCTGCGCATCCTCATAAGCCAGATCAGCATCAATAAACGTCAAAAAGGCATTGATGAATGTTTTCAGGTTACTAAGTGTATAGGAAGGATGCTTTTTAATGTAATGAGTTTCATCATTTCCGAGCCATGTAGAGGCTTTTGCAAGCGCAACAAGTCGTTCATCCTGAATGTAATTTTTTATGCAGTTCATTAACGGAGACTGGATTATTTTGTCTCTTTCGTTGGCTTGAGAGTTTTTATGAATAGCATAGTCTTTGATTAAAAATTCTAATGCTTTTCTATATCACATGCCACAAATGGAAGTGAGACCGCTGCATTCCGCAATATAAGAATCTTTATAGATAGAAACAAAATCCGGAGAAAGTTCTTCAATTTTTGAAGAAAATTTGCAATCAACACTTTGGATTGGGGCACTGGAAGAAAATAAATATCCTTCTTCTGTTTCAGAATCAAAAACATGTTTTGAAATGAAACATTCTTTACAGTGACTGCAAAAGTTGAGCAAAAAGATTAAATTTTCATCTTCAAAATCATGCGCGATACATGATCCATAAAGAACATCCGGATGGACGGCTATTCCACAGCAGGGACAGAAAGAGGCGAGTTCAATATTTTCAGGTGATGTGGAATGATCATTTAAAGTATTAATTTCAATTTTTTCTTTCATAGTGATCCTTTCTAAAAATGAGTGAATTGCTATAAGGAAATTATAAAAGACATTTGATGAAAAAACAATGAAAAAAGTAATTAAAGAAGAAGGAGTGAGAGTGATGGCAGATACAAAACTTGAACAGTTACAAAATCAAGAACCTATTGTTTTTCAGATAAACAAAATAATTCAGGATGAATATGAAAAGCTGAAATCAATATCAAAAAATTATGTGGAGTTAAAGCGGAACTGTAAAAAAAGAAGCGATGAAATAGCATATAGACATGCAGAAATTGGACGATGCGTGAAGAAAAAATTTGCGGATTGTTTGGAAAAAGATCTGGAGGAACTTAGATGTCCCTCTAAAGATACTTAAATATTTTCGATTTTTACAATGGCAGATACAAAAAAGACAATTGAAAAGGAGGCAAGAATAATGAAAAAGAAAATTATTGCACTTGCTATGGTTGCAAGTATGGCAATTGGAATGACAGGTTGCGCTTCATTTAAGAGAACAATGACAGATATCAAGAGTAACATTGCAGGTGGTCTCAATAGGACAATTACTGTATATACAGCAAATGGCGATGTGATTGCAACATATGAAGGGAAAATTGATATTGATACCAATGATGGTGGATATGTCAAATTTGATTATGATGGCAAGAGATATATTTACTACAACTGTTTCGTAGAAAGCATTGCGGATATTAATTAGGTGTGCGTATGGAGTAGATTAAGTAGCGGCAATAGCCGCTCCTGCGCTGGTAGTTCAGATGGTTAGAGCAACCGCCTCATAAGCGGTAAGTTGTGGGTTCGAGTCCCACCCGGCGCATTTACATTAAAAGAAAGGAGCAATAGACATGGCAGATGAAAGAAAAAAGCGTATGGAAGAAGAACTGGCGAAACTTGGCATTTATACGGTAGATGATCTGAACGAAGCAATTAAAAAAGAGAAACCGTTAGATTTGTCGCTGATGCTTGGAAAACTGGATACTGTTCAGAACGCAGGATAAATGACCGTGCTGGTTCACTGTCCTGTAGTGGGGCATCAACCTAACTCACGATCCAATACAACACTTTGACATTAAAGACGGAATAATTCTCTTTTTTATTACAAACTTGTGGTGCTCCACTATAGGGCAGTGAAAGAAAGATACGGACATTTATGGGATGTAAAAAAGAAACAGACAAAATGAGGAAAGAGGTGAAATACAAGTGAAATCAATAATTGCAAAAGTGATGATTGCCTGTGGCGGTCTGATCACAGTCTTTGGAGGAATGGGATTAAATTCAGAAGGCGATGCAGGATTTATACTGGCATTCAAAATTACGGCTGTTGGTCTGATAATCGCCGGTGCAGGAATAATTTTGAACAAATTAAAAAGAGCATGCGACCCTGAGAAAGTACATGCTCCAAACCAATGACATAGGTAATAAAACCTATGTCTGGAGTATAGCAGACAAGGAATGAAAAGTAAATGAAAAAGTACAAATTTACAGGAGAAACAAAGACAATCTGTTTACCATTTGGAACAGTTACGTTACACAGAATCAAAGCCGTTGTTGAGTTCGGACTTGTAAAAGTCGGTGATCTTGGCGGTTGGATTGAGAAAGAAGAAAATCTTTCACATGAAGAAAATGCTTGGGTTTGCGGTAATGCCAAGGTTTGCGGTAATGCCAAGGTTTGCGGTAATGCCAAGGTTTACGGTGATGCCGAGGTTTACGGTAATGCTTGGGTTTGCGGCAATGCCGAGGTTCGCGGTAATGCCAAGGTTTACGGTGATGCCGAGGTTTACGGTGATGCCAAGGTTTACGGTGATGCCGAGGTTCGCGGTAATGCTTGGGTTTGCGGTAATGCTTGGGTTTGCGGTAATGCCAAGGTCTTTTCCACTGACCACGTTTTAGTGATTGGTGCTATTGGCAGTAGAAATGATTTTACTACATTCTTTAGGGATAAGGACAATGAAATTACTGTGAAATGTGGTTGTTTTCTTGGAAAAATTGATAAATTTCTCGAAAAGGTAACACAGACACATAAAGATACAAAACATACACTTGCATACAGAACGGCAGTTGAAGTTGCAAAATTGCAGATCGATCTCACGGAAAAAAGTACAAGGAGATGAAAAAGTAAATGGAAAAAGCAAAATTAAAATATATCGAAGAACAGTGTAACCAGATGCTTACCGGGTTATACAGACTGAGACACATTGATGAAGATAAAAGTCGCTTACAGCTTTGCACTATCATCATGGTTAAAAGCGGGATTGAGATCATTGCGGCAGCATTAAAACGACCTGTGAAAATTGTGAGCAAAGATCATGTGTATTTTAAAGAAGTAACCTGCAATGGAATACGTTTCAGTCAAATGGGGTTTTATCCAAAAATACATAAATAACTGAATATTTTCCACCGTCCTGTAGTCGGACGCTTAACAGCAACTGCAGACTACTACGACATTATAAACAGATACGTTTTTTGAAATCCCTCATAAAAATAAACCTTAAAATATAACAAGCGTCCGATTACAGGGCGGTGGAAGTATGTGGTCCGGTCAGGAATATCCTGCCCGGACATTAAAAAAACTTTTTTCGGGACAAGCCGGGTAAAACCGGCATTCGTACCAGTATAAGTATATTAAAGTTAGGGAAATAGACATGTATAACCAGGAAAGATGGGTTTTTTTAAATTCAATAGAAACTGAATGTAAGTATGCCGGGAAGTATGGGGCAAAGGGTGAAAAGAGAGCCAAACGGAAAAAGCCAACACCGGAACAGGTGGCAAAACAGAACCAGATCAATAAGGAGAACCGGATCAGGAGACTCATCAAAGCGAATTTCTACCCATCTGATCTATGGGTAACGTTGAAATATCCAAAGGGAACCAGAAAACCATATGAAGAAGTCAGAAAAGACATGAACAGCTTCCTTGGGAAACTCCGGTATCGATACAGAAAGATTGGGAATGAGCTGAAATACATCTATCGGATAGAAATCGGGAAACGTGGAGGTATCCATGTACATATTCTGGTAAATCGAACATCTTGTTTGAAAGGAACTGATGTACTGATCACCGAGTGCTGGACGGAGGGATTTACACATTTCACACCGATCAGAGAAGCAGGCGGGTATAAAGATCTGGCCGCGTACATTGCAAAACCGGTTCCGGAAGAACAGAAAGAACATGAAGCCGCAGAACAGACAAAGGCATATCATCCGTCCAGAAACCTGATCAGACCAAAGCCAGAGCGAAAGACATTCTTCCGGTGGACGATGAGAAAGCTCCTGGAGGATGGTCCGAAACCAACACCGGGGTTTTATATCGTGAAAGAATCTATCGTTTCCGGAATAAATAAATTCACAGGAATGTCATACCTGCGTTATACAGAGCAGAGGATTAAAGAGGTAAAGCGAGAATGAATCTAAAAAATGCAAAGAGGTCAGAAGATACGGAGCAGATTGCAGTCGTCTACTGGGCGATTTATAACACTGCACAATATCCGGAACTGAAATGGTTACACCATGTTCCTAATGGTGGCAGGAGAAACAAACAGGAAGCGGTGAAACTCAAGCAGATGGGAGTAAAAGCCGGTGTGTCTGATCTGTGCCTTCCGTATCCAAAAGGGAAGTATTGCGGTCTGTATATCGAGATGAAATACGGACAGGGACGGCATCAGGAATCACAGAAGGAATTTTTGAAGGATATGGCAGAAGCAGGACACTATGTTGCTACCTGCTATACAGCGGAGGATGCAATTCAGGTACTTACGGAATACTGTAGTCTGCCAAAGGCTACAGAACTGAAATTATCACCAATTGCAGAACCGGTGAAACTGATGCCATATCAGAAAATGAAAGAAGCGAATAACAGCATCTGGAAAGAGGGAACAGTCACACAACCTAAATGGAGGTAGTTATGGAATACAAAAACATGGAAGATCCTGAACAGAGACGTAAGGAGATGCATCGTTTCTATGATCTGTTCCTGCCAGCACAGAAAAAGTATGGACTGACAGCATCATGCAGGACATCATTATTCCACGATAGTTCTATCCGGATTTGGCAGGGCGAAGGAAAAGACAAGCAGTTGATTATAAAGGTGGAAAATACCAGTGAAGCAAGGTGCTACGCTTTGGCAGCAGAAGACCTGCGACATTGGATGAGCAAAAAGAAAGAACAGAATATTAAGATGCTAAAGGTATGTTGATATAAAAATGAAAAAGGAGCAGATCATCATGAAGATTATTGCGGTAATGAACCAGAAAGGCGGAGTTGGAAAGACAATGACATCGGCAGCGATCGCTTATATTCTGGGAGAAGAAATGAAAAATAGAGTATTGATTGCTGATGCAGATCAACAAGGGAACGTGTCTATGTTGTATGGGGTGTATGATCCGGAGGGGTTAGGAATGCCGGAACTTCTGGAAGCACATCAGGCAGCAGGAGGGGCATACTCTACGAAAGAACTAATCCAACAGACAACATATTCCAACATTCAGATCATTCCAGCAAATGGGTATCTGATGCGTACTAATGCGGAACTGCTTCTGGTAGAACGGGAAGACCAGATTTTGCGATTTTCAGCGGCTATGAATGAGGTACGGACAGAATACGATTACTGTATCGTGGATTGCGGATTACTACTTGATATGACAGTGATGAACGTACTGGCGGCAGCAGATCTGGTAATTGTTCCGGCTAAGATCGGCGGGTTTGAAATCGGTGCGATCAATAACATGGTCGAGCAGCTGGAAACCTTCCGAGACTTCAATGAGGATATCCGGATGAAGGTACTGTTGACGATGAAACAGAAAAATAAAACTACGCTGCAGGTAGAAAGCTGGATGAGAGACAAGGAAAGTTATGAATGTTTTGAGACAGCAGTGCGCCGGTCTGTTGTGGCAGAAAAATCAACGATGGAGAGAGCACCATTGCCAGCGTTCTCACGAAATTGCGCAGCTACAAAAGACTACCGGGCAGTGTGCCAGGAATTGATAAAAGAATTGTAAGAAAGACGAGGAAACAGAAATGAAAATCATATTAATTGCAGTATTGATAATTTTATTCATAGGGACCATTAAAGGTATTCCTGTTAATTTTTCAAAAAAAGTATTTGAGAGAAAGCAAAAAGAACGGATGAAAGAACTAGAAAGCCAGAGAGAGAATGCGAATGCATGGGCTATAGCTACGAGTGTTGGATTTGTGTTTTGGCTTATTCAAATGGTTGTGTACACAAAAATAGGGATGGAATTCAAAGAACATACGGATATCTTGATTTTATCCATTTTACAAATAGTGATGTGCATTTATGGCGTTTTGCATTGCCCGGAGGAAACCAAAAAAATGTATCTTGGAATCGGTGTACAGTATAGGCGGTTTTGGCAGATATTAGAAACAGTTCTGAATATGGTTTATTATCCACTGGCAATTTACTGGATGATAAAGAGTTTTTAAGGAGATAGAAATGACACTTAAACCAAACGAAGCAAGATTTGAGATTAAAAGAGAAAATGGGAAAAAAGTGGCAATCGTGCAGGATGGACTAACAGGGATGATGATTAAATTTATTTTAGAAGAAAAGGACGGAGATAAAAATGGCATGGAATGCAATGGATGCGTTGAACCGGAACACACAGGCAGCAGTCACTGACGAAAGACCAAAAGCCAGATTCAGGGTTCGGGATATCAACATTAAAAAGATGTATAGCAATGATGCAAATTTCTATAGTATGCAGGACGTTGAGCAGCTGGCACAGAAGATCTATGCAGTAGGTCTGTTGGAAAATCTGACAGTGGTACATGATCCATGCGATAGAGGAGAGTACCGGATCATTGCCGGGGAACGAAGATGGAGAGCATTGAACCTGCTTGTGGAGCGTGGATATAAGGAATTTGAGATTGCTTCGTGCCAGGTAAAGACACCAGCGGAAGAACATGAGGAAATGGTGCAGCTCATTGTGGCGAATGCATACAGAAATAAGACAGTTAAGGATATTCTGGAGGAAGAACAGAAACTGAAAGAGACGCTCCAGTACATGAAAAAGAATAAAATTCCTCTGCAGGGCTATCAACTTGATAGTGGCAGGCTTCGGGACGTTATTTCCGACATGCTGAACCTGCCAGCGACCAAGATTGCACAGATCGAAAGTATTAATAAGCGGTTACTTCCGGAGTTCACGGAAGAACTGAAAAACGGTGATCTCACATTTTCCGCTGCATATGAATTGAGCGGATTGCAGGAGGAAAGCCAGAAGGTGCTGTTGAATCAGTACAAAGAGAATGGGTTGACGTTCAAAGAAGTAAAAGAAATTAAACGGCAGCAGGAAGAAAAGGCAGCAGCGGAACAGATTACAGGGCAGATGACAATCAATGAGGTATGTGATTCAGCAGATGATACAATTCTGAAATCTGAGAAAACGATAGAACCTGCACAAGAAACAGAAAACGAAGAACAGGAAAAAACACCGGATGTCCCGGTACATATGAACAATATGGAGAAAACGAAGCCAGAAAAGCCTGTAGAAATTGAAAAACAGGGGAATGGTGTCGCGGATCAGCAGCAGAGAACCAGAAAAATTGATGAAAATAGGATAGAAAGTGTGGAAATCAGAGTGGGAACAGAAAAAAACGAAGCAAAAGAATATGCACAAAAATTCAGGGAACTGGCAGACATCATGGATGAAATTGGCAGATTAGATGAAAGTGAAAACATTGAATCAGAAGATGCGATAGAAGAATATGAAAACCTGTTTAACAAATTTAGAGAAAAAGTGAACGAGATCAGAAAAGTGTGGCAGTTATAGAAAGGGACAAAATGAAACTGAGCAGAGAAGAAATAGCAAGGAGACAGGGCATGGAATATGCCCTGAAAATTGCAAAGGAAAAAGGTATTGAGGGACTTGAACAGGAAATAAAACGGAGAGGTCGCACAGTGGCACCGTGTCTGGTTCCTCAAAAAGAAATGGATGAGTTCACGCTGAAAGTTAAACAGAACGCTACCGGAGTAGTGACGGCACTGTCAGAAATGGTGCTGAGGGACAAGTTCGGATTTGGAACAACGCGGATGAACCGTTTCAAGGATTATATCAATGAACTGGCAGACAGCATCGAAAAAGATTATCTGACCGTAGATGATGTGATCAGCACGATCAGGGATGAAACGGGAATAGATCTGGAATTTTCAAGGAATGATTCGGACGTGATTGTGAAAGGTGAAAGAAATGTACAAAAACATGGTATGGCTGGCAGAAATGGCAAAAGGGTTCCGCGAGGCGGCAAACGTCATTGATGAGATCATAGAAATTAAAATGACGATTAATGCCAACGGAAATGCCACAAAGAAAGATGTCCGCCGGTTGAGCGAACTGATGAAAAAATACGAAGAAATATTGACGCGGGAAAAGGAGTGGTAAGAATGAATAAGGTTGTATTAATGGGACGTACTACCAGAGATGTGGAAGTACGGTATTCTGGTGAGACTGCTGTGGCAAGAATGACGCTGGCAGTAGATAGACGAATCAAAAAAGAACCAGAGGGACAGCAGGCAGATTTTGTGTCTTGCGTAGCTTTTGGAAAGACAGCTGAATTTTTGAGTAAATATGGCATTAAGGGAACGAAGTTCGCCATATCTGGAAGAATCCAGACAGGAAGCTACACGAACCGCGATGGTGTGAAAGTATATACTACCGATGTTGTAATCGAAGAAGTGGAATTTGCAGAAAGTAAAGGGGCAGCAGAAAACCATAAGGCAGCAGAACCAAAACCTGTCAGCACAGATGAGAATGGTTTTATGAATATACCGGACGGGATAGATGAAGAACTGCCTTTTTCATAAAAGCACAGAGAGGAGGGGATACAGTGTCATTGAAACAGGTTATTGATGAGATTGTAAAGAGAATCAGAAAAACAGAGCCGGAGAGACAATTGAAAGAGCCGGAAAACGAGAAAGAACCGAGCGGGAAAACTGAACCGGATAGAAGCAGCACATCACCTGCGGTTGCGCAGGTGGAAAAACCAGATAGACAGGTTGTACCTACTGTAGCACAGCTCCAGAATAACAACTGGCGCAAGATGCATGGCATACCGATGAAAAGAGATTGCGCAAAAAACAAGACCAGAAAAATGACGATAGAAAAAATGTGTCAGATTCTGACACGAAGATATCCAACGTTTGCAGAAGAATTAGCACCGTTATACATGGAAATATGGATAGCACTAGAGAATGGCAAACGGGTGATAACGGTTGAAAAAGATAAAACAGGTCAATATGTTCGAATAGATACCTGTAATACATTTGATGCTGGTCTGGAAACAATGGTGTTTAGATGTGATCAGAACGGAGAAGTAAAAAACTGGGAAGAACTGGATGATATGCATTATGGAAATGTAACCGAGGCAACAGAGGGACATATAAGGATGTGGGAGAAGTGGACGTATAAAGGAGAAACAGGTGTCAAGGTTGTGATTGGATAAATCTTGGATGAATTAAGACAAGGTGGAAAGGAAAGTAGGGAATGAAAAATAATGATTTTATGAACAAACGTTTGACAAAGGATGCCGGGGAAGCGTTCTCACCGGCAAGATACAGCTTAAAAAGCAGAAATGATGCCATTATAAGCCCATACAAAACATACGAACTGTTTTTTGAAATTACCTTCATGGTAATTCAGAAACTGGGAGCATATGAAGATATTGGAACACCGGATGAGTGTATGGAAGCAATGCGGACAGCCAGAGCATGCAACGCGCAGTATCTGGACGACATAAAGAACCCTTTGGAACCGTTAAAAGTCACCAGTGCATTAAAAAGCGAGCTGTTAAAATTGCAAATTAGACAAGCAAAAAAACCGAAAAGCATTAGTCCGTTGGATTATACGATTATTGCAGCATTGATTAAAGTGTTGAAAAACAGATGGCATGATATCAATGAGGAACTCCCGGAACCAGGCGAATACGTTCTGGTATCGTTTGAAAATGAGGGGCTTACATTACCAGATATTGGTAGATATGAGACAGAAGATGATGAATCCGGAGCATTTTATCCGGAAGACCATGATTACAGCTATGCATCGTTTGGAGTATTTGTCAACGCATGGATGCCACTGCCAGAAATATACAGGAGAGAGGAATAGATGATGATTATCAAATCTGTAAAATTAGAGAACTGGGCGAAGGCTCAGAAGCGTGTAACTATTGGAAGAATCAGAAAAGAGTTTAACGTCAGCGAAGAAGTGGCGCAGGATTATTACAATTATCTAAAAAACACTGGAATTGTAGGAAGGATGGGGTATGTGAATCATGAAAAAGACTGACGAACAGTTGCAGCAGGAAGTGGCAGAGATCCGGCGGTTTGTGGATGGGGATTCCAGAGATGTGGCAATGAAGCCAGTCTTAAAAACAGGAAAGTCCATTATACATTGCAACAAAGGCGACCAACCACATGAGTGGAAGTTTGAAAAATGGCAGGACTGGTGTTGTCCTGTGTGCGGATGGTTTGTAGGGCAAAGATACAATGCAACGCAGGATAAGCATCACGATCAGAGAAAATGTAATTATTGCAATGAGTGCGGGCAGAAATTGGATTGGAGTGATGTGAAATGAGATTAATTGATGCCGATGCTTTGATCTCAAAAATTTGGGAACTGCATAAAAAGACAGAGGAATCATATGACCTGTGCGTTGATGAGTTGAAAGAAGTGTATTGCGGTATTGTATCGATTATAGATGAACAGCCGACAGCTTATGATACAGAGTGGTGGATTTCTGCCGATGATAGAGTACCGGAATCATCCGGCACTTACATAGTATGTTGCAAAGAACAGGATTTAAAACATGTAACATTTGCAAAATTCTATAAAAAGCTAGGATACTGGGAATTAAAAGGCAGCAGGACATTCTGGAAAGTTACGCATTGGATGCCTTTGCCAGAACCACCAAAGGAGAGTGATAAAAATGAGATTAATTGATATTGAAAAGTTGCGAGGATGTGCGATTATACGCCCACATAATGGTGTGGAAGTGAAAGTAATAGAATCTTTTTCTGATAAGATAAAACACCAAGATATACCGACAGCCTATGATGTAGATGCAGTCTTTCAGAAAATTGAACAACTCAGAATGCAGTATTTTATGACGATTGCCAATACTGGCGATAAAACACTTGATGTGGCTTATGAGAAAGTATGCAAGGCACTGGATAATGCGATTGAGATAGTAAAGAAAGGTGGAAAAAATGACAAATAGAGAAAAATATGCAGAACGGATTTTAGATATTGCATGTAGCGGAACACGTATTGCAGTCGAAAAAAATGTTATGGGACCGGTCCCGTGCAAAGATATTTTATGCAAAGACTGCTATTTTAAAGTGAATGCTGGTAGCAGGTGTAACGATGCATGTAAAGAATGGTGTGAATCTGAATATGTCGAACCACAAATTGATTGGAGTAAAGTGCCAGTAGATACGCCAATTTTGGTTAAGAATATCGAAAATAGTGAATGGCTACATAGACATTTTGCAAAATTTGAAGACGGCATTGTTTATGCGTGGGATAATGGAAGAACATCATGGAGTTTATTAAGTGATGAAGTTATTGATTGGAAATACGCAAAACTGGCAGAGGAGAGCAATGGATAACATTCTTGATTACCTTGCATCCATGGGAGGAAATCCAGAATGGAGCCTGTCATATCTTAGATGGCAGCAGCTAAGAGGTGAGATACAGATAAGTGACAGCAGGGCAGAACTGCAAGAGAGGAATAAGGGAGGCGATGCCGTTGGAGAAGATGATTCTGGTTGAGTATGCGGATATGAAAGAAGAAATAAAAGATTTAAGAAAACGGATCCAGAAATTGGAATCCGAAATAGGAAGATTAGAAAACAGCATCGTAACCGATTCTGTAAGTTGTGGAAAGAAAGGTAAGAAGTCACTTGGCACTGTAAAAATAAGTGGAGTTCCAAACGGATTGATATCCAGAAAGAGAACCACACTGGCAGCAAGACGTGCATTACTGGTGGAGCGTGAAGCAAAACTTCTGGAGTTAATGAATGAAGCTGAGGAGTACATCAACAGCATTGAAAAGAGTGAACTTCGGATGATGTTTGAATTCTACTACATAGATGATCTGACTTGGTGTCAGGTGGCACAGCGGATGAATCATGCGTTTCCGAAGCGCCGGATCAAGTATACAGAGGATAATTGTCGGATGCGGCATAACCGGTTTATGGATGAAATCGAAAAAGATTTGAAAAAAATATAAAATGTTCGGTCATGTTCGCCAAAAATATGTTTTAATGTAAACTGAGCAAAGAAAGAAAAAGAACCTGATAAAACTTGTGATAGAACTGCTAATAGCCTTAGGAACGTTCTTAGCAGGACTTGCAAGCTTTATACAGGCTCTCAAGTAAGGTAAGGGGCGAAAGCCCCGAACCTTTTATCAATTATAACTCATCTTGAAATATATGAAAAGTACAAAGCTTAATGTATTATTTGTAATTGCCGCATGGATTATTTTCATAGCTTCCGGAAGAAATATATATGCTTCTGTGATACTTATGTGTGCAGGTGCATATATGTTAGTGGACGTAATTGGAAGATTAATGAAAAGGAAGCGGTAAAACATGGAAGAAAAAAAGAAAAGACCACAGGATCGATGGGATGAAAAAGCTGGCATGATCTCAAAAACCTATAAGGTTAATAAGAAAGTGGCAGAGGAGTTCCAAGCAGCATGCAAGGAAAAAGGAATTGCAATGGGTGTTCAATTAACGAACATGATGAAAGAATTTATAGAAAATAATAAATAGCAGAATTTAGCATTGATTAGGCAGCAGGATTTACCTGCTGTCTTTTCTTTATGCAAAAAAAACGGGAGCCGGAGGAGAGGAACATGACAGAGAGCAGACTGATCACAATTTCACAAGCAGAAATAAGTCCGAATCCGGTTCAGGTAAATAAGAGTTATGTGATCCGAGTCACGATAGCGAATAGAGCATACGGACTGGATTATCCATATAACTACCCATATGATTACACACCAAAAAGAAAAGGAGATCAAAGTATGAGTGTAAAAACAGTACAGGCGGTCGTTAATGGTCAGTCAATTACCTTGACCTATAATTCGACCAGTGGCAAATGGGAAGCGACAGCAACCGCACCAGCTAAGTCCAGTTATACTCTGGACGGACATTATTATCCGGTAACGGTAAAAGCAACCGATGAAGCGGGGAATACCACCACAAAGAATGCAACAGACAGTACACTTGGCAGCAGCTTACAGTTAAAGGTTAAAGAGAAAGTTGCACCAGTGATCACAATCACATCACCGACAGCAGGACAGTATCTGGCTAACAGTACACCGGCTATTACATGGAAGATCACAGATGATGATTCTGGAGTAAACCCGTCAACTATTGCGCTGAAAGTAGACAATGTTGCGGTGGACGCGTCCAAGATCACAAAGACAGCAGTTACAGGCGGATATACATGTAGCTATACTCCGGCAACTGCACTGACAGATGGAGAACACACCATCATTGCAACTGCAAGTGATTACGATGGAAATGCAGCAATACAGAAATCTGTAACATTCACAGTAGATACTATCCCGCCGACATTATCCATTTCCGCACCGGTAGCAGGACTTGTGACAAACAAATCTACAGTAACTGTAACAGGTACTACAGACGATGCTACAAGCAAACAGGTAACAGTAACTGTCAATGGTACAACTGTAACAGTCACATCAGACGGCTCATTCAGCAAGGATGTAACACTGACAGAGGGCAGCAATACTATTACGATCATTGCAAAGGACAAAGCTGGAAAGACAACAACTGTAACCAGAACCGTAACTCTGGATACAAAGGCTCCGGTTATCAAGTCTGTAACAATGACACCGAACCCGGTAGATGCAGGAAAGACCTACATCATTGCTGTAGAGGTCAGCGACTAAATGATCACACAGGTATGGGGCATGCTTGGAGACAGCAGGATTGTCTTCGATAAAACAGATGGAAACATCTGGAAAGCAACCGTCCCATTTATGGAGAGTGGCGAGTATATCGTCGCTCTCTACGCTGTGGATGAAGCTGGTAATCAGGCATACATGGCAACAATCCTGTACACGGTTGATCTGGAAAAACTCCGGTATGAAATAAAAATGCTGGACTATTCAGCACAGGGAAGCATGAGAGATTTTAAGGTTATACTGGAAAAACTGGAGGGGAGCGTGACATCTGTTGGCAATACTGAGAATGTATCAGGGTGAGAAAAGAAAACTGTATCTGTCCGTAAAATCCGAGGATAATCTGCCCTTTGAAATTACCAGTGCTAGGTATGAAGTCTGGAATTGTGATACTAATGAAAAAGAAGCAGAGGGAACATGTGAAATAGATGATCATGTTCTGCCTTGTACTATGCAGGCATCTACTACCGGACTGCATGAGATTCGTTTTTACTTTCAGATTGCAGGAGAAGAAATCATCCGGACGATACATGTGGCGGTGGGAAAGACATGACACAGAAAGAATTGACAGCATGGATCCGTGAATTGATACAGGAGAATAAACTGTACCATTTCTATAAAAGCAAGGAGTGGCTGGAACTTCGACAGCAGGTGGTTCGCGAAGCACACAATGAATGTGTGAAATGCAAACAGAAAGGAATCATCAGACCAGTGGACGAAGTTCATCATGTTCAATACGTCCGGTCACATCCGGAGCTGGCACTGAGCAGGACCTATATCTATAACGGAGTAGAACATCCAAACCTGTTGCCACTGTGCCACCGTTGCCATGATGAGATACACGGCAGATTTGGAAACAGAAAGAAAAAACAGGTGAATGAGGAACGGTGGTAAGCCCCCCGTACCCCCTATACCCCTGAATTTGGGGAAGGGCTTACAACGGAAGAAGGGCACGACTAAACCGGGCGCGTTCGCGCGTGATAAAAAATAAAAAAAGTTGGAGGAGAAAATCTTGAAAAAAACCAGAGCACCGACTGAAAAGAAAAAGACAACGCGTGCCCCGTCAAAGCCGAAAATAAAGGAATCTCTGATCAAACAGTTGGAAGCGAAAAATGCAAATGTTGCTCATTTTCAGGATCTGATTTATGACTATCTCCAGCTGTATGACACGAAAAAAATGCTGCAAAAAGATATCAAAACACGTGGAGTTTCGTACAAAACACTGTCAGCATCGGGTGTTTCTATCATGAAACAGAACCAATCCATCAAAGATCTGGTTGCGGTAGAGAAGCAGATGCTGTCAATCCTGAAAGAAATGGGACTGACCACGGACGCACCGACCGGAGAAGATGTGATGAGTGATGATCTGTAAAGAAATCGACGATTATATCGCATATGTGAGAAGTGGAAAATATCGTGTCTGCGAAGAACAGATTTTGCTGTGTGATTTTGTCGAAAAAGTATTCTGGGAAGAAGATATCTATGTAGATGAGGAACAGCTTCACCGTTATCTTAATTTGCAGAAATATTTTCCATACGAATTGCTTTTGTGGGAAAAATTTTGTTTCACACTGCACAATTGTACTTACCGGTCAGACGGACAGCTGAGATTTCCACATCTTTTTATCATGGTCGGACGTGGCGCGGGAAAAAACGGGTACCTTGCCTTTGAAGATTTTGCGCTGATTACACCTGTAAACGGGGTGAAAAATTACAACATAGATATGTTTGCCACATCTGAGGACCAAGCAAAAGCGACATTTAAAGATATTTATGAGATTCTGGAATCCAATAAAATATATTTTAAAAATTATTTTAAGTGGAATCTGGAAGAAATTACGAATCTACGAACCAGATCAACCCTGAAATATCACACAAAAGCACCGGGAACAAAAGACGGTGGTCGCCCCGGAAAGGTTGATTTTGACGAATACCATGCGTATCAGGATTATAAACTGATCAATGTTGTGACAACAGGTCTTGGAAAAGTAGCACATCCGAGAAAAACGATCATCACGACAAATGGTGACGTCAGAGACGGTCCGTTGGATACAAAACTGAACGAAAAACTGGATGTTTTGCATGGAAGAAGAAACGATAACGGGGAATTGCCATTTATCTGCAGGCTTGGAGAAAATGCAGAAGAACAGGTAAAAGACAAGAAAAACTGGTATATGGCAAATCCATCGTTGCAATATTTTCCGACCCTGCTTCATGAAATGGAACTGGAGTATGAGGATTATAAAAGTGATCCGGTGAATAATTCCGCATTTCTGACAAAACGAATGAACAGACCAAAAATGGAAACAGAAAGCAACGTTACAGCATGGGAGAACCTGGTGGCTGCAACCTGTGAAATTGATGAAACAAAATTGCAGGGGCATAGCTGCGTAGCCGGAATAGACTTTTCCATGTCGAGTGATTTTACTGCAGCAGGTTTACTGTTCAAAGATGGAGATAAACGTTTTTGGATTCATCACACATGGGTATGCGAACAATCGCTTGATCTTCCAAGAATCAAATTTCCATTGAAACAGGCAGAGGAAGATGGTGTGTTAACTTTTGTAAAAGATACAGAAATAGATCCGCGGCTTATTACCAAATGGCTGGCAGAACAGGCAAAGAGATTTGCCATTGAGATGATCGTGATTGATAATTTCAGATACAGCTTGATGAAAGATGCACTGAAAGATATCGGATTTACCCCGGAAAAGGGAAATGTAAAACTAATCCGTCCTTCTGATCTGATGAAAGTGGCGGTTACGATCGGTTTTATTTTCTCAAAAAAATTACTGGCATGGGGAACCAGTACGATCATGCGGTGGTATACGTGGAATGTAAAAGCAGAAATCAATGACAAGGGAAACGTGGAATATAAAAAAATAGAACCAAAAAGCAGAAAAACAGACGGTTTTATGGCATTTGCAGCAGCCATGACACAGGAAGATAAGATAAAAGCACGCGTAAAGATTGGCGGCAGGTTAAGAACCATCTGCTGATCAGAAGGGGGAATGTGAATTGAAAGTATTTGATTTCCTGGGAAAATTCTTAGGAAAGGTAAAAATCGGATCTTCGGAAACGATATCAATTGAAGTACCGGAACAGATCTATTTTCGGGAAGCTGCCATTTATACGGCGGCATCATTGATCGCCAATGCGATCAGCCTGAGTGAGTTCCGGGTATTTTCGAATAACCGTCCGGTGATCGATGAGGATTATTACACGCTGAACGTAGCACCGAACAAAAACGAAAACAGCACACTGTTCTGGCACCGTGTGATCAACAAAATGATTCGGAACCCGGAGGGCGCACTGGTGGTGGAAATTAACGGAGAGCTGCATTGTGCGGAAAGTTTCAGCATCCGGCAGGAACGTCCGGTGCTTGGAAATCTGTATGATGGTGTAGTTCTGTCCGGCGGCTTCCAGATGGACCGCATTTTTCGGGCAGAGGAAGTTTACCTGTTCAAAATGGAAGATGAAAATATCTGCAGTGTGATCAATGGATTGTATGCAGAATATGGAAAGCTTCTGGAAACGGCAGCACGGGCATTCCGTGACACGAACGGGCGAAAGTTCAAACTTAAAGTCGACGGCGTAAAGACGGGAGATACTGAATTCAATAGTGAGTATCAGGATGTGATTGCCAAAAACATCAAAGCGTACATGCAAAACGAGTATGCAACCTATGTGGAATATGACGGCGAAGAACTGAAAGAGGAATCTGGAAATAAATCCGCAAAGGACAGCACAGACCTGATCAAGCTCAGGGAAGATATTTTTAACATTGTCGGACAGGCATTTAAAATCCCGCAATCATTGATGACCGGACAGGTAACTAATGTAAAAGACATCGGGGATGTGTTCCTGACTTTTGCAGTAGATCCATTTGCGGATGCGATCACCGCAGTGTTAAATAAGCGTGCAACAAAAGAGGAATATCTGCGGGGAAATTATTACCAGTGCTATACAGGCAAGGTAAAACACCGTGATCTGTTCGATATGGCAACCAGCAGTGATAAGTTGATTGCTTCAGGAGTGATGTGCATTGATGAAGTCCGTGAGGAAAACGGATTAATGCCATTAAACGAAGCATGGAGCCGACAGCATTGGATGACAAATAACTACAGCCGGGTGGAAGATCAGGCAAAACCGGCAGAAGGAGGGACTGAGTAATGGGAAAACTTCCAAAACTGTACTACATGTTCAACACACAGGGGAATGTGCACAACATCTACCTGTATGATGACATTGAGGAAAAAGGCGACTGGAACTGGGAAACATGGACCAGAGATGACTCAGAAACCAGTGCAAAGCATTTTCAGGAAGAACTGGCGCAGATTCCGGAAACGGATGAAATTTGTCTGTACATCAATTCTAACGGCGGAAGCGTCAAGGAAGGCACCGCGATCTACAACCAGTTGAAACGGCATGGAGCACACAAGACAGGCTATGTGGACGGTGTAGCACACAGCATCGCATTTGTGATCCTACAGGCTTGCGATAAGCGTGTCATGGGCGAGGGAACCAGTGCACTGATTCATGAAATGTGGGTATGCACGGCAGGAAATGCCGCAGAGCTTCGTGCAGAAGCGGACAAGCTGGATGAAATGATGAAATCATCACGTGCATTGTTTATGCAGCGCGCGAAAAATATCACAGAGGATGAACTGAAACAGATGATGGAAAAAGAAACCATCCTGACACCGGATAAGGCACTGGAATATGGTTTCATTGATGAAATTGCCGGTCGTGAAGCAGATGATCCGCTAATCGTACCGGATGAACCGTTGCAGAACATCCGGAAGATGAGAGAAAAGTTCCAGAAAGATGATTTTTCCGACACATTAAAAGAATTTGAGGAACTGGTCGGAGAAAACCAAAAAGATGATCCAGAAGATGCGTCCATGATGGATGCATTTTTTAATATTTTTTCATAAAGCAGGAGGACAAAAATGTTAGGAAATCCAAACAGAACAAGACAGAAAGAAGCAATTGTGGCATTACAGGCGGCTATGAAGTCCGGAGATGAAAATGCCGTAAAACAGGCATGGGAGCAGTTTCATGAGTCCGTAGTGGAATCCGTCAAAGCGGATTACGAAATGGCAGCAGGCGACAGGGCAGCACTGGCACAGCGAGGCTACCGTCAGCTGACAGGGGCAGAGACAGAGTTCTACCAGAAGATGATCACAGCGGGAAAAGCAGCAGATCCAAGACAGGAGTTCACTTCACTCCTCAGCACAGAAGGGGCAATGCCGGAAACCATCATTGAAGATGTGTTCCGCGAACTGACACAGGAACATGCACTCCTGAGCAAGATCAACTTCCAGGACGTGAAATACCTCACCAGATGGATTCTGAACGATCATACCAAACAGACTGCAGTGTGGGGACCAATCAACGGGGAAATCACCAAGAAACTGGAATCCAGCTTCCGTGAAGTATCACTGACACTTTATAAACTGACCGCCTACACCGTGATTCCAAAGGATATGTTAGATCTGGGACCGGCATTCCTGGATAACTATATCCGCACCATCCTGAAAGAATCCATTGCGATCTTTCTGGAGAAAGCAATCGTTGACGGTAATGGGTTAAACTGCCCGATTGGTCTTGACCGAAACATCGGAAAATCAACAAGCATGAATCCAAGCTCTGGATATGCAAAGAAAACAGCAGTAAAACTGAAAAGTTTTGAGCCGAAAGAGTATGGCAATGTAATCTCTCAGCTGGTAGAGACAGAAAATGGCGGTATGCGTAACTTTACATCTGTGACACTGATCTGCAACATGAAAGATTATTTACAGAAAGTTATGCCGGCAACTACTGTACTGAATGCAGCAGGTACTTACACAAAAGATATCTTCCCGTTTCCAACGGATCCGGTAATCAGTAATGAAGTAGAAACCGGTGAAGCTATCCTGTGTCTGCCAGAGGAATATTTCCTTGGGCTTGGAACCAATAAAGACGGTGTCATTGAGTATGACGATTCCTATAAATTCCTTGAGGACCAGAGAACGTACAAGATTAAACTGCATGGCACCGGCAAAGCGTGGGACAACACAGTTGCGGTGCTTCTGGATATTTCTGAACTGGATCCGGCTTATATCACAGTCAGAAACGAAACCGTCACAGCTTAAGGGGTAGGAAATGACAAATTCAGATCTTGAATACAATGTGCGGAATATCTGCAAGATTACATGGAGTGATAAAGATACAGATGAGCGTATTACTTCCATTACGGAAGATGCCATAGTGCACATGCATGACCTGCTTGGAATGTCCGGGGAACCATCCCCGGATGCATTCCTGCGCCCGGGAACGGCAAAAATGTTGTTTGAGAATTATTGCCTGTATTGTTGGAACGACGTGCCGGATGAGTTCGAAAAGAATTATTTGAGCGACATTCTTAAGGTCAGAAGAAGAAATGAGGTGGCAGCAGCGAATGAACAGAAAAAAAGCGAAGTACCACGACGGTTATGTCGGGATCTATCAGCGGAAAAAAGAGACACTGACCAGAAATACCAATGTTCAGAGTTTGAATGATCTGGATTTCCTGATCCGACTGGCATATGGGGAAACATCCAGACGGCAGCAGGATCAGGAATTTGCCGATCAGAACAGTTTCAGCCTGTCCCTTAAGATCAGGACACAGAGACCACAGATGGAGAAAGGGTTGCACAGCGGATGCTTCGCTGTGATCGGAAAAACACTTTATTCTGTGGAATATATTGACCGGAATGAGACGGAATACTACATGTATCTGGAAAAAATCAGGGAATTGGAGGAATAGATGTCATTCAATGAAAAAATCCGTGAAAAACTGGAAGAAATAGATCCAATGGTGTTCTATGGACGTGCCGGGAAGCTGGATGAGACAGTGCTGTGGAACTATATCGTATTTTTTCGCGATAAGCGTACCAGTTCCGAGAGCCGGACAAGTCATACGGTGACATTCCATGTGGCAGTTGTCCGGGAGAATGAGATTCCGGAAGGATTGGAAGAAACGGTGATCGAAAAGGTACTGGAATTACCGGGGGTAAAACTGGGAAATGAGAGCACTTACGCATATACGATCAAACCGGGAACAGGTGCTGCAGTGGAAGTGTTGGATATACCGTTCGCAAAAGCACGGAAGGGACGCTGAAATGTGGAAAATCGATGCAACAGAGATTGAGGAACTGGCGGACCGTATCGCACAGACAGGGGAACAGGCAGAAAAGATCATAAATGATGTGCTGCATAATTATGCAGGACAGGAGATCATTAGCCATGTTACACCGTTAATACCGGAATCGGGACGCACCTGGAAGGGAAAAAAGAAACCGGCAAAGGTATCACAGCCATTTCGGGAGGAACAGGGGAACCTGTATGTCGTGGTCAAAACAAAAACACCGTATAATTACCTCTATTTCCCGGATGACGGTGAAAACACCTATCGCCATAATGGCGATCAGGAATTTATGCGCAGGGGCGCGGAAGAAGCAACAGAAAAAATTATAGATCAGTGTGTATCTGCACTGGTGAAAGAAATAGGAGGATAAGAAAGTGGCAGCATCAGCAGTATTTTCAGAATATGAACTCAGAAGAATGGCAATCAAATTTGCAAGTGAGGAAACCGCTACAGAGGCAAGTTGTGTAGGATCCTGTAGCGAGGAAATGGATGTCAGAAAAGTAGTAAAAAAATGCCGTGGGATTGAAGTAAAGACACGCGTAAAGGGATCTGGAACGGGAAAACTGTCAATTTCCATGCATGTGCCGAAAGATATTTACGATGGAATGTTTGGCATGAAGGTAGAAGGACTGATTGACGGAGTACGTGCTTACGGACAGTCAAGCACACATCCGGAGTTTTGCGTGACACAGGAAGTATATGATGAGGACGGAAACAAAAAGTACAAGGCATATCCACGGTGCATCATGGAATCCGGTGTGAGCCGTTCCATTGAAAACGGATCAGAGGAAGTCAAAGAGGTAGACCTTGAGATTTCTGTCATGCCGGATGATTATGGCAATGGGGTGTATGAGGCACTGGATTCTGAACTGAAAGAGGAAACTGTGAAAAATAATTGGATGTCAAAATTTGATCCGGAGACGATGCATTCCTCTATTCCTAAAATGTAGGAGGAGTAACACTCATGAAAGTAAAAGTATTGAAGAAGTTCATCGACAGGCAGGAAAAGGCAGTGCGCCAGCCTGGGGAAGTATTTGAATGTACACCAGAGCGTTATGATGAGATCATGTCAAAAAACAGACTGATCGAACCGGTTGAGAAAGATGAACCAGAGAAAGAATCGGTTGAACAGGAAGCAGAACCAGTTAAAACGGAAGAACCTGCTCCTGTTCAAAAAGATACCGGCACACAAAAGCCGGAAAAAGCAAAGAGAACAACCAAAAAGAAATAGTGTCAGAATGATCTCCGGAGATTTTTAGGAGAACAACATGGAAGATAGAGCTACTTTTCGAAAATTAGAATTGAACGATGGCCAGGAAGTGGAAATGTGCCTGACCTTTGGACGATTATTAAAACTCCGGGAGAAATGCCCGGAAACATATAAAAAATACAATAAGCTGGCAATGGATGGAGTACAAGAGGAAGTAGACTTTCCAGTATTTCTGTATACGGGTTATCTGTGCGCCAATATTGAGACAGTGGAAAACTGCATGTCGGAAGCAGAATTTTTTGACAAACTTCCGGAGAATCATGCGACAGTAATCGGGACAGTTATGAAACTCCGGTACGGAGAGAGCAAAAAAAAACCGGATTCAAACGGGGCTTCCTAAAACGGAAACCAAAAAACCGGGTTCAAATGCCAAAATTCAAGCTGGAAGATATTGAGGACTATTACACGTACTATGTAGTGCTGATCGGGGTTTCAGAAGATCTGTTCTGGAATAGCGACATATCATCCGTTGGAATGGTGGCAGAAAATAAGACTGCTTATGAGAACTGGTTGGCAGCAGTCCGCGAAAAATAACCGGAAGGAGGGGGAAAAGTGGCAAGTAAGAAAAATGAAGCAAAAGTAAAATTTTCGATGGAGACAGCGGAAGCCAGAGAGCAGACAAAGAAAGCTGCAAATGAGATTAAGATGCTGCGTTCTGAATTACGGTTAAGCGCGGAAGAAATGAAAACAAACGGCACTTCTCTGGAAGGATTGCAGAAGCAGTACCGCCTTCTGGAAGATGAAACGAAGCAGTATGAGACGAAGCTGGATGCAATCAACACACAGATTGAAAAAGCAACAGAAATCTATGGCGAAAATTCGGATGAAGTAGCACGGCTGAAATTGAATTACAACAATACGGCGACCACGTTGGAAAAGGTAAAACAGCAGATGTCGGCAACAGAGAAAGCCATGGATGAACAGCGGGCATCCATGCAGCAGGTTGATGATGCTGTGGAAGATACCAGAAACAGCTATGAAAAGCTGGAAGATACAGTGCAGGGACAACGAGACAAAATGGAACGTCTACAGTCAGAATATAAAAATACTGCGCTGGAAATGGGAAGCACATCGGATGAAGCCAAAGATCTGAAAGAACAGATAAAAGCATTATCCAGTGAAATCCATGAGAATGAAAGCAAAATGAACCAGTTGGAGCAGGAAGCAAAGGAAGCCAGCGGTGAGATGGAAGATCTGACCGAAGCAACAAAGGATGCAGAGGAAGGGTTTACGGTAATGAAAGGTGCTATGGGCACATTCCTTGGAAATGCCATGACCAAAATGGTTGATATGGCAAAGGAAGGTGTAACGAGCATCTACAATCTGGCGGATGAGACCAGAGAGTACCGCGGCGAAATGAACAAACTGTCATCGGCGGCAACCAGTAACGGCTATACGACTGAATATGCAAAGCAGAAATACATGGATTTGTATTCTGTGCTGGCAGATGAAACAGCTTCCAATACGACCGTCAGCAATTTCATGGCAATGCAAATGAGTCAGGAGAACCTGAACACGGTATTACATGCGGCAACCGGAATTTGGGCGAAGTATGGTGATTCCATCCCACTTGACGGTCTGGCAGAATCCATCAATGAAACGGCGAATGTTGGAACTGTCACGGGTAACCTTGCAGATGCCTTAAACTGGGCGGGCATCAATGAGGACGATTTCAATTCCAAACTGTCCCTGTGCGGAGATACACAGGAGCGTCAGTCGCTGATTGTGAATACACTGGAACAGGCATATGGCACACTTGCGGATTCGTATCAGGATAACAACAAAAACGTCATGCAGGCGAATCGCACGATTGCAGAGTACAATGATACAATGGCTGATCTTGGCGCAGAAATCGAACCGGTAACCACAGCAATCAAAAAAGGCTTCACAGAAGTGATAAAAGCCGGAATTGAGATGGTAGATGCTGATACAGATAAAGCGGCAGAGAAGATTGGTGATGCGTTTGAGTGGATCGCTGAGAATATGGATGATGTCGTCCGAATTGCAAAAGGCGGAGCAGTGGTGATTGGAGCAATGTTTACAGTAAACAAAGCTTCACAGTTCATTTCTTCAATCAGAAATATAACGTCAGTAATGGGATTGTTTAAAGTTGCAACGACAGGGGCGGCAGCGGCTACAACAGCGCAGACGGCAGCACAGGAAGGGCTAAATCTTGCGATGCTGGCAAGTCCGGCGGGAATCCTGACAGCGGCGCTTGGAGCGACAGCACTGGCAGTGTATGCGGTTGTGGAAGCTCACAAGAAGCAGGAAGAAGAACTGCAAAAAGAAATGGAACAGACCTATGGATTGACGGATGCAGAGAAAGAACTGGCAAATGCTATTAATGAAAGAGCCGACAGTTTGGAATCTGCAAAAGTCGCCCGTGAAGAAAATGCTACCGGGATTCAGCAGGAATTTTTGTATTATGAAAAACTTTCTGCTGAATTACAAGAAAATGTAGATAAAAATGGAAAAATCAAAGAAGGATACGAAGATCGTGTAGAAGTAATCACTGGCATTCTGTCGAGCGCATTGGGTGAGGAGATCACAATCACAGACGGAGTAATTGATAATTACAAAGAATTATCAAATTCCGTTGATGACCTAATCGAGAAGAAAAAGGCAGAAGCTACTCTGAGCGCATATGACAGTTCCTATCAAGATGCGATAAAAGGTCAGGCAGATGCCTTCAATGAATTAGCAAAAGCAAAAGAAACACTTGCAAAAAAGAATCAGACTGCAAGTGAAACGGAAAAAGCGCATGCGGATGCATTGGAAGCATTGAATGATGCAATCAGGACGGGAAAACCTCAGGACGCGATCATCAGACTGGCAGAAGCAGAACATGAAACAAAACTGGCAGCGGAAGAAGCAGCAAAATCACAGAAAAAGGCAGCAGACAGTGTTGAGGAAGCGGAACAGACATGGATTGATTATAATTCAACGATCAAAAATTATGAGGGATTGTCCGAAGCGATTGTGTCTGGCGATAATGCTAAAATTGAGGACGCAATGGAGAAGCTTACGACCTCATTCATTACAGCGGAAAATGGAACCCGTGAAAGCCTTGAACGTCAGGTTACAAATTACCAGGAACAGGCAGACCAGTTGAAAGCTGCGATTGAAAACAATACACCGGGTGTTACGCAGGAAATGCTAGATCAGGCGAATAGCATGGTGGAAGCTGCGAAGGCAGAACTTGCAAAACTGCCACCGGAAGCACAGGCACTTGGAATGCAGTCAGGAGCCTCCGCAGCAACAGGAGTTGCAAGCAAAAAAGGAGAAATGGAAACTGCAGCACGCGGGGTAAAAGCGGCTGAAATTCTTGGATTACAAAGCGGTAATACCTCAACAGTTGGCGCGAAAGATGGAAGTAATTTCGTAGGTGGATTACGGAGTGTTGACACATGGACGCCGGCATCGCAGAAAGCTATGGATGCAAAATCTGGTCTTGAATCAGTAGATGCCAGCGGATCAGGTTACAATTTTGCAGCAGGATTTGCAAATGGTATCAGTTCCTATCCGATTGGAACTTCTGCGAAAAACTTTGCTTTAGGTGCTCTGGCGGCAACAAATAGAACGCTTGGAATTAATTCACCGGCAAAAGAAACATATAAAACGGGTATTTTCTATGGTCAAGGATTTGAAAATGCAGTTATTGACTACATGCCAAAAGTTCAAAAGACATGCGAAATTGCGGCACAAAGTTATCTGGAGCCGTTCAAAGAAATTTCTGGCACAGAGATTTCTATAGGAATGACAGAACATCTAAATCGGCAACTAGAGATCAGCACGAATAGCAGATTGAGTCAAGACTTCTCAAACGTGCTTGAACCAATCCAGAATAGTAACCAAAATTTGGCAGACAAGATTGCAGCAGCATTAAAGAATCAGAATATGACCATGGTGCTGGATAGCCGTGAGATCGGACGGATCAGGAGGTAGCCAATGAAACTGTATTATGAAAATTCAAAGGGCGAAATAATTGACTTCATGAACTGGCCAGTTGTCGCGCAGAATCCGGAAGTATTGGCAGAACGATCCTGGGGATATGCCACGGAAACTAATCAGGATGGAACGAAAAGATTTAAACAATTTTACAAGGAACTGGAACAGAAAAAACTGCAGCTTTCAATTATGGCAGATGACAAAACATCTTATAACAACTTAATGAATGATATGAGCGAAATTTTCGATTACGATATCAGAAACAGGAAACCGGGAAAAATCTGGTGGAATGATCGATACAAAGAAGTTTATATCACAGCTACAGATTTTTCGGAATATGAAGAAGATTTTGATGCGATTGAAAACGAGATTACAATCTCATGCACACAGCCATGGTGGATAAAAGAGAATCAGGTGGAAGGTTATCCTAACAAACAGGAATCCCATGGCAAAAATTTAGACTACCCTCATGACTATCCTTATGATTACTACAATGGAGCAGAAAACATCCGTATTCGGAATGACAGCATCGCAGACTGTCATTTTCAACTGACAATTTACGGACCATGCAGAAATCCACGTCTGACGATTGGGACACATGTATACGGTCTTACTTGCGTGTTAGAAGCTGGCGAATACGTGCGGATCAGATCACGGGAAAAGAAAGTTTACAAGGTCAAAAACAGCGGTGAACGGGAATCAATGTATCAGTTTCAGGACGGCGAATTTTATCTTTTCGAAAAACTGCATCCGGGAAATTATCGGATTGCCTGGGATGGTCTGTTTGGATTTGAAATGATTGCATACGAGGAGAGGAGTGAACCACGATGGATCTGATCTATACAGATAAGAATGGAATCGACAAAAACATAATGCCAACGTATGAACTGGATGCGGCTTTTGGCAGGGATGAAAACGACTTTGAATGTACGATTGCAATCGAAGATCATTGCTGTGCGCCACAGGATCGGATCTACATGAAAGATTCGGTTGGCGGAAAAAATAAATGGACGGACATCGGCGGCATCATTGATCAGATAAAATTGAACACGGAATCCGGGGATGTGATGTATTCTGGCAGGACATGGCATGGAATATTGGAGGGGAAAGTGTTATGCCCGGATGCGGGGCAGGATTATCTGATTTTGTCAGGAGAAGCCAATATGGTTCTAAAAGACCTCATCACAAGGATGGGACTTGGAACTCTGTTTGAAGCAGAAGACACAGATTCCAAGATCACTATAAAATCTTACCAGATGGATAGATACATCGGAGGATATACAGGCATCAGAAAGATGCTGAAAGCAGTAAAGGCAAAGCTGAAAATGATATATAAATCTGGAAAAGTACAGATTTCTGCAATACCGTTAGTGGATTACAGCCAGGATAAAGAATGGGATTCTACACAGATCAGTGCACAGATAAGTAAAAACGATTTTCCAACCAATCATGTAATCTGCCTGGGAAAAGGCGAATTGAAAGACAGAAAAGTAATTCATCTGTACATGGATGCAAAAGGAAAAGTGTCAAAAACACAGACTTATTTTGGCATTCGGGAAGTAACAGAGATTTATGATAATGCTAATACGGAATCGGAGGATGAACTAGAACAGAAAGGGCGGGAGATGCTGGAGGACGCATATGCAGCAGCCAATGCCATGGATGTGAAGTTTAAAAACAATGAGGATTATGACATCGGCGATTACGTTGGAACCAGAGAATACTACACCGGTATTCAGATCAGGGAAGAAATTACAAAGAAAATTGTAAAAGTAAATAGCAACGGCATTAGTATAGAGTGCCAGATAGGAGAATGATACATGGGAGCTTATATCGTTACAGGATTAAAAGGACAGGAACATGTTACATCGGCAGATGATGGGGCGTTTAACGCTGGAATTGTCGGAACAGGTAAATATGTTATGAAGACAGCTGAGCAGTTTGCAGCAGAAATCGTGTCAAATAACATTGTGAGAATCAAATCAGGCGATTTGGTTAACCAGGGGCGTCATATTCGAATTGAAGTAAACGATTATGAAGATATGACGATTGAAAATGGAGCACAGTCTGTGAAAAGAAATGATCTGATTGTGATGCGTTACAAAAAAGATACAAGCACAACGATTGAATTAGAATCGGCAGAACTTGTTGTGATCAAAGGAATCGCCGGGGCAACTGCAACAGATCCGACTTACACATCTGGAGATATCCTCGCAGGCGCAACACAGGATGATTTTCCGTTGTATCGTGTGTCATTAAATGGTCTGAATATCGAAAAAGTTACTCCATTATTCAGTACGGTACCGAACTTAAATGAATTAAACACGAATATGGTAAAACTTGCTACAAATACAATGCGTAAAGGAAATAATTGGAGTAAATCTGGTGGTGGATTATATTATAATAATCATCCTGTGGATACAATTTTACCAAGTGACGCAATCATAATTTCGGCTTTAATTATCGAATGGTCTGGTTTATCTGCTCCAATTGACATTTGTTTTTCTGAAACAACAAGAGAAGTCCAATTTACGAGTGAATCATATATGCCGTTAGTAAATTCAAACAGTTATGTTAAATACAGAATCGCTTATATTTAATAATTATAATTTATTTGCATACATAAGCAAATGTGAAGCTTACACCAGAAGCATTTGTCAGGTATTCGGGCAAATCTATGAGTGAATGAGCTGCTTACGGGAGGTGAGCAGCAGTAGCTCTGTCCGGTAACTTAGAGTCGACACTTCGGTGCCGGCTTTTTTCGTGCCAATTCTGGAAAAGAGGTGAAGAAAATGGAAGCAGTAATTGCAGCGGCAATCACAGGAGCATTCTCAGTACTGGGAATCGTAATCTCAAATGCAAAAAGCAATCAAAAAATGGAAAGTAAGATCGAACAGCAATTAAATACAGCGCAGGCTGTCACAGACTGCAAGATCGAAGAACTGACAAGAGAAGTACGAGAACATAATAATTTTGCAAAACGTGTCCCCGTATTGGAAGAACAGGTGAAAGTAGCCAATCATCGAATCGCAGATTTAGAAAATCAAAAATAAATGCATATAAAAGAAAGGACAGAATGAGTATGAGTAAAAAATGGTGGAAATGTGCGGCTATCCGTGCAGTAAAGACTGCAGCACAGACAGCAGTGGCAATGCTTCCAGTGGCAGCGGCAATCAATCAGGTAGACTGGAAAATGGTGATCGGGACAGCAGCATTAGCATTTGTAGCTTCCATGCTGACCTCTCTGGCAGGTATTCCGGAAGCGAAAGATTGCAAGGAGGATAAGAAGTAATGGCATATACAGTGAAAGAAATGTGGGCTTCCAGCACCAATTACGGAAGCCAGAGATCGACAGGTGACATCAAGTACATAGTAATTCACTATACCGGTAATGACGGTGATACCGCTGTAAATAACGGCAAATACTTCCAGGGCGTGAACAGGAAAGCATCTGCTCATTATTTTGTGGATGACAGTACGGTTGTGCATTCTGTTCCGGATAACAGAATTGCATGGTCCGTTGGCGGCAGTAAATACAATAACAAAGGCGGACGTTTGTATGGCATTGCTAAAAATGCCAATACATTAAACATTGAGTTGTGTGACGATTACAGAAATGGATCCGTAAAAGCAACAGATGCCACCATCAACAACGCATTGACTCTTACACGGGAATTAATGAAAAAATACAATATCCCGGCAGGTAACGTGATCAGACACTATGATGTCAATGGAAAAAGCTGCCCTGCTTACTGGGTAAATGATTCATTATGGGAAAGTGAGTTCCATAACAGACTTACACAGGCATCTCATCCAGATGGACTGTCTGATACAAAAGATGCAGACGGTAACTGGTATTACTACAGAAATAGCAGCATTGCCGCAGATGTAACCACTGTGGCGCAGAATAAAAACGGTTGGTGGTATGTAAAGAATGGCAAAGTTGATTTTTCTGCAAACACTGTCGCAAAGAACAACAATGGCTGGTGGCATATCGTAAACGGAAAAGTTGACTTCAATTCAAATACGATCGCCAAAAACGAAAACGGTTGGTGGAAGATTACGAACGGAAAAGTTGATTTCAACTATAACGGTCTGGCAAAGAACCAGAATGGCTGGTGGTATCTGAAGGACGGAAAAGTTGACTTTGATTATACCGGTCTGGCGAAAAACAACAATGGTATTTGGTATGTCCGTAATGGTAAGGTGGATTTTGACTATTCCGGAAACGCAAGCTGTAAGATTTCCAAAGGAAAGTTGGTAATCTGA